AACTCCATAGAAGAAGACGCAGATACATCTAAGATAATTCCATTTATTATGCAACGATATCATCGTGCAGAAGACTATCGTAGACAAGATGAGGAACGTTGGCTTAGAGCTTATCGTAACTATCGTGGTTTATATGGTCCTGATGTTCAGTTTACTGAAGCAGAAAAATCTCGTGTATTTATTAAGGTAACTAAAACAAAAACATTAGCTGCCTATGGACAGATAGTAGATGTACTATTTGCAAAGAATAATTTTCCTTTAACTGTTGATCCTACGGAACTTCCTGATGGGGTAGTTGATAATGTCTCTTTTGATCCTGCTATGCCTAAAGAATTACAAGAAGATGAAAGGGGCGATTCAGTATCGCCTTACGGCTTTAATGGTGACGGTAAAGAAATTCCTAAAGGCGCTACGTCTAAAACGTTAGAAGAGTTACTTAATCCTGAACTACGAGATAAACTAGAACCTATAGATAATATTAAAAAAGGAGCAGGTACTACACCTACATCTGTAACATTTAGTCCTGCTATGATTGCAGCAAAGAAAATGCAAAAGAAAATACAGGATCAGCTTGATGAGTCCTCTGCGTCTAAACATTTACGTAGCACTTCATTTGAAATGGCTTTGTTTGGTACTGGTGTTATGAAAGGACCGTTTGCTGTAGATAAAGAGTATCCTAGTTGGGATGACGAAACAGGTGAATACTCCCCCACATTTAAAACAATACCACAGGTATCACATGTATCTGTGTGGAACTTTTATCCTGATCCAGATGCTAATAATATAGAGGAAGCTCAGTACGTAATAGAACGGCATAAACTATCTCGTTCACAGATGCGTAATCTAAAGAAACGTCCTTACTTTCGATCAACAGTTATTGACGAGGCTATTGCACTTGGAGAAAATTATGATAAAGAATATTGGGAGAATGATTTAGCTGACTATGCTCCTGAACATGGTGTAGATAGATTTGAGGTATTTGAATACTGGGGTATGTGTGACGTAGAAATGTTACAAGACCAAGGTGTAGACATACCAAAAGAATTAACAGAGATGGATGAGCTACAGGCAAACGTATGGATTTGTAATGGTAAACTAATTCGTATGGTTCTTAATCCGTTTAAACCTTCTAAGATACCTTACATGGCTGCACCGTATGAGTTAAACCCATATAGTTTTTTTGGTGTAGGTATTGCTGAGAACATGGACGATACACAAACTCTAATGAATGGTTTTATGAGAATGGCTGTAGATAATGCAGTACTGTCAGGAAACTTATTAATAGAGGTAGATGAAACTAACTTAGTTCCAGGCCAAGACCTATCAGTGTATCCAGGCAAAGTCTTTAGGAGACAAGGTGGTGCTCCTGGGCAAGCTATCTTTGGCACTAAGTTCCCAAATGTTGCAGGTGAGAACTTACAACTATTTGATAAGGCACGAGTACTAGCTGACGAGTCAACTGGCTTTCCTTCATTTGCACATGGACAAACAGGTGTGCAAGGTGTAGGAAGAACAGCCAGTGGTATTAGTATGTTGATGGGTGCGGCTAGTGGCACAATTAAAAATGTTATTAAGAATGTAGACGATTATTTATTACGTCCACTAGGAGAGGGGCTGTTTCAGTTTAACATGCAGTTTGACTTTGATCCTGAGATTAAGGGTGACTTAGAAGTTAAAGCACGTGGAACAGAATCCCTCATGGCTAATGAAGTACGTAGCCAAAGACTTATGCAGTTCTTGCAAGTATCTTCCAATCCTGCGCTTGCACCCTTTGCTAAGTTTCAATACATTATTCGTGAGATTGCAAAGTCTCTTGATCTTGATCCCGATAAGGTTACTAACAATATGAATGACGCTGCAATACAAGCAGAGCTTATGAAGCAGTTTCAACAAGAACAACAAGCAGAACAGGGTGCTCCTGCAGGGGCTAACCCAATGGATACGTCAGGAGCAGGTGGTGCAAACATTGGTGTAGGCCAAGCCCCACTACCGCAAGAACAAGGATTTAGTGGAAATGCAGGACAAGGAGCACCTCAACAAGCTCAAGGGGTTGGTCAACAACCACCTCCAGTGGCATAACTTTGAAGAGTATATAGATACTTTAATAGATCAACAACACAGACTAATGGAACAATCAGACAATGCTATTGCTATGCATAGAGCACAAGGTGCAGTATATCAACTACGTAGGCTTAAACTACTAAGGGATGAGGTATTAAAAAATGTATGAAGAACAAATGGAACTATTTAACGAGGGTGGTTTAAAAGATGAGGGTGGTTCTGTAGACCCTGTATCTGGTAATGACGTACCTATTGGCTCTACTAAAAAAGAAGTACGTGACGATATACCTGCCATGTTAAGTGAAGGGGAGTTTGTTTTTCCTGCTGACGTAACACGTTTTATTGGTTTAGAAAAACTAATGCAACAACGACAAGAAGCTAAAATGGGTCTTAAACAAATGGAAGCAATGGGTCAAATGGGCAATAGTGAAGAAGCTACTATGCCTGACGATTTACCATTTGGACCTGCTGACCTTGTTATTCTTGGTAGACCTGAAGAAGCTGAACCAAGAGAAATGTATGGTGGTGGTATGGTATATGCTAATCAAGGTACGTTTGCTACAGGTATAAGTGGCACTCAACCTTCTATATATCAAGGTCAAACATTACCTGCTGCACCTGCTGTACCCCCAAGTTCTGTAGCTCCCCCAACACCAACACCTGCACCTGCAGGTGGTTTTTTGCCTACGTTTATAGGTCAACCAACTTCAACTACACCAAGTCCAACTATTCCAACTACACCTACTACAGATGAACCTTTTGTTCCTACGGTTGGAGATGTAATTAAAAATGTAGAATATATTAATCCCGAAACTGGGGAACGTAGGTTTTTTATGCACTCTGATGGTAAGCCTGTAGATCCTAATAGTATACCTGATGGATTTATACCTGTTACAGATTATGATGAAGCAGAGGATGCAGCTACAGATGATTTAGAAAGCACCTCTGTAGAAACTACTATGGTTAGAGATGATAAAAGTGGTACTAAAAAACGCTTAGAAGATGCGGTAAAAAATCAAGGTAAAAATAAATTAGCTGAGTTAAAAGAAAATAAAGATCCTGAAGCTATTAAAAAAGCATATTTAGATAACGAAAAAGCAAAAGCTCTTATGACAAGTTTAGGATTATTTAATCCCATAGCTGCACTTGCAGGAAGAGGTGCAACAGCTTTATATGGTAAACAACTAGAAAAATTAATGACTGATTTAGGCATAGAAAAACCTGAAATAGAATCAGGATTTTTTGAAAACTTAAAAGGTACATTTTCAGATATGTTTACAGGTGCAGGTGAAGAATCAGATGTATACAATCCTATATTTAATCCTCAAGACTCTCCATTAACTACAGTTCCAAATGCTACAAATATGTTAAGTATGGATGAAGCAAAAGCATATGATAATGCAGTTAGAAGTGGTAATGCAAATGCAGCAGAGCACTATGAGATAATCAATAACCGCTTTAATAAAATGTCAGATTATATGGCTGCAGGGGGTAAAGAAGGTGGTGCTCCTGCGAATGGTTTATCTGTATTTGATATGGAACAAGCAGAAAAACAGTTTGCAAAAGGAACAGGAGCTAAACTTGGTGACAGTGTAAATGAAGCTAAAGCTGCAAAAAAAGCTAGAAATGATCGTAAAAAATATCAAAAAGCTCAAAGAGAAAAAATGCAAAAACAGAATAAAGAAGCCAGAGAAAGAGATCCTTCAGCAGGAACTACTGGTGACTTTGCAGGTACTGAAACAATATAAAGTTTAGGTACATATGACTAGCTACCCATCCCCCATCCAACATGGCTACGGTGGCCCTAGAAAGAAAGAACTATAATGAATACTACAGCTATGGCAGGAGAAGTAACCTCTCCTAAAAAGGTTGCATTTGTAGATAGAAAAAGTGCTAACTCAAATCGTATAGAACAAGATGAGAAAGAACTAAAAGAACTACTTGAAGACAAAGAAGAAACACCAGAGGTAGAGGCACAAGAAGCTGAACCTGTTAATGCAGAAGAAAAAAGTTTTAAGAAACGTTACGGTGATCTACGTAGACACCAACAAAAAAAAGATAAAGATTATGAAGAACGTATCAAGGCATTAGAACAACAGTTAACTGAGTCTACTAAAAGTGAAATTAAGTTACCTAAGTCTGATGAAGATATTGACGCATGGGCAACTAAGTATCCTGATGTAGCAGCTATTGTAGAAACTATTGCAATTAAAAAAGCACGAGAGCAATCAGAGGGTTTAGAGAGCCGTGTAAAAGAAATAGATGAGATGAGAGCTACAGCATCTCGTGAGAAAGCAGAAGTAGAACTTTTAAAGATCCATCCTGACTTTAGTGATATACGAGACAGTGATGACTTTCATAACTGGGCAGAAGAACAACCTAAGTGGGTTCAAGAAGCTTTATATGAAAATGATACAGATGCTCGTTCTGCAAGTCGTGCAATTGATTTGTACAAAGCAGACATGAACATTACCACAAAAAAACCTGCAAGCAATAAAGATGCTGCACGTTCAGTAAACAGCCGCACCAGTCGTAGTGAACCTAATACAAATGATAACGATGGTGCATTTAGAGAATCGCAAGTTGCGAAAATGTCAACGCAACAATACGAAAAGGCTTCCGATGCGATTATGGAAGCAATAAGAACTGGCAAATTTATTTATGATATGTCTGGTTCTGCACGATAAAATACCATTGACAAATAAAATTTATATGGTATAACTATATGTACAATCATTATTAGCCGCATTTAAGCCTACCTAATAATGTAATACAATATTCGATAGACTAAACAATACGTAAGACTTACCTGTTCAAGTATAGGCCCATAAAATTATTGGTAGGCCAACTAATAATAATATGCACCCTAGAAAACGTACAGCCTCTATGTGATAATGTTTAGCTTACAATTAAGCCTAAACTTTATAGGAGGAACTATTATGGCTTTTAAAACAGCAACAGGTTACGGCAATTTACCTAATGGTAATTTTAGTCCAGTAATCTACTCCAAACAGGTACAGCTTGCTTTCCGCAAGTCTACTGTAGTAGGAGATATAACTAACTCTGATTATTTTGGGGAGATTTCTGCCCAAGGTGATACAGTGAAAATTATCAAAGAACCTGAAATTTCTGTCTCGGAATATGCGAGAGGTACACAGGTTACAGCACAAGACCTTGAGGATGAAGATTTCTCACTCGTTATTGATAAAGCCAACTACTATGCTTTTAAGATGGACGATATAGAGGAAGCACACTCACATATAAACTTCATGGATTTAGCAAGCAACCGTGCTGCATATCGTTTGGCTGATCAGTATGACCAAGAAGTTCTTGGGTACATGTCTGGTTACGCACAAAGTTCTTTGCATAGCCAAGCTGATGGCCTTAACTCAACTGTTAATGGTACTAAAGCTGTGTCTACTGCAGGTTCAAATGAACTGCTTTCTTCAATGCAGCTTCATAAAGGTGACTTTGGAAACATTACAACGTCATCTGCAGCTACTCACTCAATTCCTGTAGCAGCACGTCTACCAGGTGCAACAGCACTACCAACAGCAACTGTTTCTCCTGCGATGATTATATCACGCATGAAACGTTTGCTAGACCAACAGCAAGTTGACTCACAAGGTCGATGGCTTGTAGTAGATCCAGTATTCATGGAAATCCTAGCTGATGAAGACTCACGTTTTATGAACGCTGACTTCGGTGAATCAGGTGGACTACGTAATGGTCTAAACATCAATAACTTTCACGGTTTTCGTGTCTATACGTCTTCCAATCTACCTGCCCTTGGCACTGGACCTGGAACAACAGGCACAGCTAACCAGTTAACTAATTTGGGAGTTATTGTTGCAGGACATGATTCTGCTGTTGCAACTGCAGAGCAGATCAATAAGACAGAAACATATCGTGATCAAGACAGCTTTGCTGACATTGTTCGTGGTATGCATTTATACGGCAGAAAGATTCTTCGTCCTGAAGCAATCGTAACTGCTCGTTATAACGCAGCGTAAGGGAGGATATAACTTATGGCTACTTTTGATATGACTCTCGCTTCTACTGCAGGTGTTGGTGCAGACGTTCTTGC